ATGTCGTTTACCCATTCGACCGAGGCAAAGAATGCCCGGCTCGCGAAGCAGCTCCAAAAGAAGCTCGCCGCCCATTTCACCGGCCGCAAGCGCGGCCCCAACCCCGAGGTTCGTCGGGACAGCTACGATCACGAGGATCCGCGCGCGAAGCCGTGGCGCAGGATCGAGGATGGCTCGGTCGGCGCCGGCCTGGCGCACCGCGAGGCGCTGATCCAGGCAGCCGAGGAGCTGTACCGCGAGCAGTGGCGCGACATGCCGCTGCGCGAAATACGCGAGGCGCGGGCGCAGCGCGCGGCGCTGGCCGACGAGCTGGAGGGCCTGGTCGCCGGCGGCGCCGCGCCGATCGGCCGGCCGGCGACGCTGCGCCAGGCTATCGCCAGGCTCGACGCCTTCCTCGATCGCGCACGGGCTCGGCTGCGGCGCACCGACCTGACGGTGTTGCGCGGGCTGCTGCGACACCTCGAGTTCGCGACCGGCCGGCTGTTCCCCTCGATCGAGACGATCGCGGCCGAGGCGGGGTGCCACCGCAACAGCGTCGTCGCGGCGCTCAGGCGACTGAAGGCGCACGGCTTCGTCGCCTGGGTGCGCCGGTCGATCGCGACGGGCAACGACGGCGCCTTCGCGCCCCAGCGCGAGCAGACGTCGAACGCCTATTACTTCGACCACCAGCGCCGGATGGCCTCGCGCACCTTCCAGCGCTTCAAGCAGCTGCTCGTGGCCAAGCTGCGGCGGCTGGGCCGCGTGCCGGCCACGGTGAGGCCGGACGGGCCGCGGACCCCGGCCGATCCCGGCCTGGTCGATGTGCTCTCCCGTTTGGGGGAGGCCATCGAGGCGCGCGCCGCCCTCGCCGCCAACGCGAGTACATAGAATGTGCTCTATCCGCCCTCAGGATCGAAGGAATAAGGAACGGTCTCGCTGAACGCGAGACCGGCGTGAGTTTGTTCTCCCCCCACGCCGCACCGACGGCCCCCGTCCTCACCCGACAGCCAAGACCCGGCTGTCGGAACGTGGCGGCTTGCGCCGCCCCGGGCTGCCTGAGGGGGGAGTGGCGGCGGATTGCGGTCCCCTCCCCGTCGGCGGCGCGCACGCGGCGACGGATCACGGCGCGGTCAGGATCTCGCCCCACGCCTCGAAAAGGCGACGCCGGGCGGCGAGCTGCTCCGACCGGTTGTACGCGGCCTCGACCTTGTCCTTCGCCGCGTGCGCCAGCGCGCGGTCGATCGTCGCGCGCTCGGCCGGGAACCGCTCGTTGAGGATCGTCGAGAAGCTCGCCCGCCAGCCGTGGGGCACGTGCCGGCCGGCGAAGCCCGCGCGATCGTAGAGCGCGCCGATCGCCGCCTCGCCGATCGGTGCGTCGTCGTCGCGGCCGGGAAAGATGTGCATCGTGGGAATGCAGGTCCGTGACGCCCGCGCCTCGCGCAGGACCGCGACCGCCGCCGGCGAGAGCGGCACCAGGTGGTCGTTGTCGGCACTGAGCTTCTTCGCCGCGCCGAGCTTCATGTGCGCCGCCGGCACCCTCCAGAGCGGCGCCGGGCCGTCGAGCTCCTCGATCTCGAGCCACCGGGCGTGGCGGACCGCCGCCAGGCGCACCGCGGTCAGCGCGAGGAAGCGCGACGCCAGCGTCACCGCCTGCGCCGCGTCGAGCTGGTCGACCGCGGCGAGCAGCCGCCGCACCTCGGCGGGATCGACGATCGCGGGGTGGCCGCGCTGTGGCGCAGGCGGCTGGAGCGCCTTGCCGATCACCGCGGCCGGGTCGGCGTCGATCAGCCCCTCGCCCATCGCGAAGACGAACACCGCCGAGATCCGCTGGCGAACCCGCCGCGCGGTTTCGAAGCAGCCGCGCTGCTCGACCCGGCGCAGCGCATTGAGCACCACCGGCGCGGTGATCGCGGCGATCGGCATCGCGCCGATGACGGGGAAGATGTCGCGCTCGAGGCTGGCGAGGACGTCGGCCGCGTGGACCGCGCTCCACCGGCCCGCCATCAGCGCGTGCCAGCGCCGGGCGGTCGCTGCGAAGTCGCGCGTCGGCGCCGCCTCGCGGAAGCGGGCGCGCGGATCCTCGCCGCGGTCGAGCAGCGCGCGGGCGCGGGCGCCGCTCGCCCGCGCCTCGTCGATCGACACGTCGGGCCAGGCGCCGATCGTCAGCAGCTGCTCGCGACCGCCGAAGCGAAAGCGCAGCCGCCACGACTTGTGGCCGCTCGGAGCGACGAACAGGTGGAGGCCGGCGCCGTCGGTCAGCTTGTAGCCGGCGGCGCGCGGCCGCGCGCGGCGCACGTCGTTGATCGTGAGCATCGTTTCATCCGATGGTGGGAGGGAGGGTTCGCGCCGACGGTCGCGGCCGGCGGATCAGCGCGCGCCGCGACGTTGACCCAGGTTTCTTGTCTGCTGCAGCGATCGCTCTAGGCTGGGCCGATGGACGAGCCTCTTGCCCTTGCGATCATCCACCTTCGCCGGTTCCGCGCGACGTTCAACGCGGGCGAGCTGGTCGACGAGGAGAGCGGCCTTACCGCCGACGACTTCGACCGGATCTTCGAGGCGCTGCGCGTGCCGCTCGATCCGGCGGCGATCGCCACGCCGGCCGGCGACGACGCCGGCTGAGCGGTGTGCAACCGCGCCCGCCTTGCCGCTGAACCGGAGACGCTGTTCGAGCGGTTCGGCGGTAGGTGGCTGACCGACAGGCCGCGCGACAACCGCTTCAACCCTGTCGAACTGCGCCCCGAGGAGCGCGCCTACGTCGTGCGCGAGGAGGAAGGGCGACGGGGCGTCGACGTGATGGGCTGGGACGTCCTGGGTGGCCAAGCCAAGTGGGCGATGACCAACGTCCGCAACCTGGCATTGCCGCAGTGGACCCGGCTCGCCGAGCGGCCTGAAAACCGCTGCCTCGTCCCGCTGACCGAGTTCTGCGAATTCACACCCGAGCGCCACGACCTCGGCGACGGCAAAAAGCCGCTGAAGGGCGAGATGTGGTTCAGCGTGGTCGACCAGCCGGTCTTCGCCGTCGCCGGCTTCTGGCAGCGCACCGTCGCGGGCAACGGCTTCGCGATGGTCACCTGCGACGCCAACGAGCTGGTCGAGCCGATCCACCCCAAGGCGATGATCACGATCCTGCACCCCGACGACTGGTCTACCTGGCTGACGGGATCGTTCGACGAGGTGCGGCGACTGCAGTGTCCCTACCCGGCCGACCAGATGACGGTGCGCGGGCCGGTGTTTCCGACGCGGGGGCGGTGATCGGCACGTTGGCCACTAGGAACACCCTGCCCTAGTTCCGGGCCGCCTCAATTTCCGTCCGCGATCAGGCTTTCCGAAAGGCTGCTACCGCAACACCAGCTGGGAAACCTTGGACCAGCGCCTTGCCCCTGAAAAGAGCTTCGCTACCACCGGGACCGACCGCCGCTCCCGTCGGATCGACCCACAAGACGAACGATGAATCTGCGACTGTGCCGTCGTCGAAACTAACGATCGTTGCTGCGTCTTTCACCGCGATCGCCTTAGCCTCGTAACCGACAGCCTCTGTGTTCCTGATCTCTCGCTCCAGGCCGAACATTGTTAGCCGCTTGTTGAAAGGAATATCGGGCATCAGATCGTACTCCCCCACGGCTCGGCTTTCGCTGCAGCAATGATTGCATCGAGCTCCTTGTTTGAGCAAATGTCACTTACGAGCCTGTCTCGGATACGCTGCAGGACGTCCGCGGGGGTTCCAGTGACGTCTTTAACGCCGGCGATAGTCGCCAAACCGTCCAACTCAGTCCGCTTGTTCGCGGAAGCCAGACCTTTCGCGAAACGAAAAATCCGACTGTTTCCCGCGACGCGATCCTCCCCGGTCGAGCAGGCCTCCTTCGCGAGATTGTACGTCTTTTCTGCCTCGCTGCGTGTGCTCGAGGCAGCCGCTACCACCTCTCCGACCGCTACATCGATAGACGGCGTTATCTCAAGATCGCTGAGGTCGCTGAAGGCAGTCTGAAGTGGGTAATCCGCTGCCGACTTTTTAAGATTCTCTGCAATCCGAGTCTTTACCTTTAGGCGCGCGGTATCCATCGCTGCGACGATCGCTGGCAAGGTTTTCTCGAAGTAAAGGTTTTTGTCGACCGCAAACTTGGTGCCTGCAAACAACGCTGCCGCAGCAGACAGCCGGCTTGCGATCATCTTCTTCGCAATAGCAGCACCGGTCGTTAGACCAAGCACTGCAACATCAAAGCCAAAAGAGGATCCCCTGCCTTCGGACGAAAGCTGCGCTCGAAAGTCTGCGTAACGCGCATCAATTGCGCCCATGTTCGTCTGAACGACCATGTCACGATACTGACGCTGGTCCATCCCACCGCGCTCCGCGTCCTCATCCATAAAAATTGGGATGGTAGTCGCGGGACTGTATTGAGCAGCAAGCGCTACCGCGGTCTTCGTCGGAATGACCCGCTCAGGCACGCCTCGTACAGTTGCACAGCTGGCAAGCGGGACTGCCAACATGGCCAAGCATGCAGATAAAGGTTCCGACCGCATCCCCGATCCCCCGAGTCGCTTCCAGAACAGAGGACCACGCCAGCGGAAACTTAACAACCCAATTTTTTTGATTTGCCTGAAGCTGTGAAGACATCCGCAACTGGAGCACTGAAGAGCTGCAAATCGACAGACACTCGCCGCGTAATAAGCGACACCCGTTCGCCTGGTCAGTAATGTGCGATTGGCTCTATCAAGTTACCCCGCTGGCGGACACGGCGAGCCGGAGACACCCTCCGCCCTGGTCGAGCGAAAGGCGCAGATTTGCGTCGATCGGAGGAACGTCGGCCGGGGTTGATACCCCGACCGATACCCTCATCCGCTTGAGATAATCAGGTCGCGCGCGGCGGTCGCCTTGCTGCTGACGCGATAGCTGACGTCGACTTCCGTCTGGTTAAAGCGGGTGAAGACCGCGCGGATCTCCGGCATGCGCTGAACAACAGCGCGAAGCAGCTGCTGTTAAACAACATTATTTTTGGGAGCCGCGCTCGCCCGTCCGCGTCGCCGCCTCGCGAATTCGTTCTCATTGCGTTCTCAAGCGGTGATGGGTTATCGGCCGATTCGCACCATCGCTCAGGCGCATGAGCACGGCCTCTACGTCGAGGTGACGTGCGCGCGTTGCGGCCGGCGCGCGCTCTTCGATCCCTCTGGCTTCGTCCTGCTGCGCGGCATCTACCAGGCCGATGCCGAGATCGCGGGCTTTCGCTTCCGGTGCGCCGGCGGCGTCGGCGAGAAACCCGGCTGCGGCGGCAAGGGCGCCCGCATCCGCTTCGTCAGCTACCCCCCTGCCCAGCCCCGCGCGCCGAACCCCAAGCCGATCACGCCGACCGACGCCGGCGTACCCGCAGCGGTCGACCCCGCGGCTTGAGCGGCGGCTCACGATCGCGAGCGAAGGCGGCTGATCCATAAGGCTCGCGGATAAAATACGGCATTATGTCGTTTTTTGCTTGCGCGACACGGCGTATTACCGTATTTCAGTCTCACCGGGCCGGATCGTCCGGCCCGGATATTCCGGAGGCTGAAATGATCAACTGGATCATGAAGCGACTGAAAATCCGGATCAAGCTGAGGTTCCACCTCTCAGTGAAGATCGGGTGAGTTACCGGGGCGGGCTTCCAACCCCCGCCCCACCTCACACAGGCAAGAAAACGAGGCCGGAAGAAAGATGGACGCCGACGAATTGAAACGGCGGCGCAACGCGCTCGGTCTGACGCAAGCGGCGTTTGCCGAGCGCCTGGGCGTCCACCGCGACACGATCAACGCACTTGAGCGCAGCGCCCGGCCGATCACCGAACAGATGGCGCTGGCGATCGCCGCGCTCCGGCCGATGCCGCTCGATGCGAAACCCAAGTCCGAAAACGACCTCGAGCGGGTCATCGAGACCGCACTCATCGACGCCGGCATCCGCTACGTCGGCGACCGCGACGGGCAAAACCCTTCGGCGCTGGACTTCCGGCTGCTCGACTTCGATGTCGAGATCGAGGTGAAGCGTTTCTACACCGCCCGCACCGGCGAGCAGATGGCGCGGGCCAGTAACGTCATCGCCGTCCAGGGCGAGAAAGCGGTGCGCTTCTTGGCCGCGGCGATCCGCTCGGGCGACTTCCTAGACTTGGCGGCCGCACATCCGCGACCAGCCACCACGCGTTGATTGCGATATGCTGGTAGGACCAGGGAGCAGCCGATTCTGAACGGCTTCGACCTTTCAGCGTTACGCTATCTTATCGTTCACGTGCCCTATGTGCAGACACCCCTGCTGCGCTATCCATCACAACTCGACGGATGAAGGTACTATGTGACATTGAGTAGATTTAACGCATCACGTAGCCCTTTGGAATTGTTATAGGTTCACCACGCCGACGATCTACCCTGCCACATATCGTCGTATTGAAATCTTTTGCTGGACTCTGTGCAAGCAAGGTGCATAGTTGAATGACGTTTGCAACGGGAGTAGTGCAATGAGAAAGATTCTCCGCTGTGTCACCGCATGTATTGTGCTCGTCAGTGCGCAGTCAGCAACATCGCAGACCGCTCAAACGTGCGCACGGGCGGCTTGGCAACGCTATAATCTAGCACTGGCTAACGGAGCGACAGAAGAGGAGGCGATTGACGCCGGAGAAGAGGCTCGCCGCAATTGCGCGAGCGGTGGCCAGGGTGGTGGTGGCGGTGGCAGTGGCGACTTGAATTATGGAACATTTTGCCATCCTGGCGACTATGAGTGCCGAGCGCCTTTGCCACCTTGCAACGATCCGAAATACACAAAGGCCTGCGAGCCCGGCTGACGCCTGACAAGGTTCCTTCGAATAGATTGATATTACCTGCTTACGGCGGCACTTGAAGGCTAATGGCCTTCATAGTTTCTGCCTATGGCTATAATTTAGATAACAAGCTCGGCCGTCGCCGATTTATCTCGGCGGCGGCCGTGGTGTGTACGATGACTGATATTCATCAACTGCACCGTTCGTAGCCGAAATTTATTGATCCCCTAGCTGTCGATGCCGCGAACGAAGTACAATGTGTCCGCCGCCAACCGCCGCCGCGCATCGCACTTCGCGAGGTCCTCGCGTGCGTCGCGGATCGTTCCCTCAGTATCGGCCGCGGTCGCGGAGCCGTCAGCCTGGCGACGCGCCGGCGTCGGCTGGCACGCGATCATCGTTGCCGTCGGCGGCGTCAGGAAACGGAAAGAGGGATCGATCGAGCAGGTCGATCCCATGCAGGCGCTCAGCGCCAAGGCAGCGGGCAGCGCCCTCAGGTGTCGAAGCAAAGCGTTCCACCGTCGAATGCGAGTTGAGGATGATCGGCTTCAGCGCCGCGGCCCGTTCGGCGTAGGCGCCGATCGCCGCCGCGACACGACGCTCGCCGGCGATCGCCAGCTCGGCAGCCTTGGCCTGAGCCACGAGCTGGCGATCGCGGCCGTCGACCCGCTCCGCCAGCCGACCACGCTCCTCACAGGCGGCGCCGTAGACAAAGACGAGGAAGGCGGTGAGCGCGAAACCTCCCGCGCCCACCAGCAGCTTCCCCCACATCAGCCGATCGCCGCGGTGGTCGTCTTGCGCAGGACGAGGTTGATCAGCGCGACGGCGCCCATCACCCCGGCGACGACGCCGGCCTGGTCGAGATCGGCGGGCAGGCAGCCAAAGAAGGCGAGCACCGCGAAAACGGCGGCAACCACCTGGGTGACGATCGTCTTAGACTGGTACCATTCGATCACGCCGTCGTCGCCGGTGTGGAAGCGCGCGACCAGCGTCACCGCGTTGAGGACGAGCAGGCCGGTCGCGACGATCGCCGCCTGCGTGGCCTGATTAATCGACGCCGGCAGGACGCCGATGGCGGCGAGGGCCGCGCAGGCGAGCGCGACGAGCTGGGCAAGGCCGGTCCTGGTCTTGAGAAGCGCGAGAAAGTCCATGGGGATCTCCGAAGGACGCAGCGCCGCCGACCCGGCGTGAATGCGTCGGGGGTTTCAGGTCGGTGAAAGGTGGAGCGGCCGGATTCGACGAGGCGGCCCCATCGTGAAAAGTCGGCGGCTACGCGACGACGTCGAGCAGCCGGTCGCCCGAGCGCCAGATCTTCTCGCGCAGCGCGCGCGGCAGGATGATGCAGCCTTGGCTGGCGGTGCCGGGGTTGGCGATGCTGTCGCCGTGGATGCGGAACGCCGATCGGCCACGGGTGTCGGTGCCGGGCTCCGGCTCGACCACGATCGTGAAGGGACCGGTGTTGGCGCTGTCCTTCACGTCGGTCAGGCGCCAGCGTCCGCGCGGGATCGGCCCGACGCCCTTCGCATCCTGCATCGCCGGGTTGTTCCTGCCGCGGCCCTTGCCCGCATAGCCCTTGCCGACGAAGACGCCGTCACGCGTCATCTCGCCGGCGGATTGGTCCCACCTCAGCATCGTTCTTTCTCCCGGAGGCGCGCCGTCTCGGCCGCGCGGATCGTCAGCGCTGGCGGTTGCTGCGCTGGTGCCAGCGCCAGGCGCTGACGATGTCGTGGGCGGGCACGATGCACGCGATCAGCGCGCCGGCCGCCATCAGAATGACGCCGCCGGTCACTGGCCCGCCTTACGCGAGCGCTCGAGCAGCAGGTCGAGCTTGCCGTCGATCCGCGCCATCCGGACCTGGAGATCCTGCATCTGTCGATCGCGCTCGTCGACGCGCATCTTCAGCTCGGCGATGTCGCGTGCGTTGATCGCGACCTGGCTCAGCGTCCCGCCGCACGCGTAGATGATGCCGGCGATCGTGACGATCAGTGCGATCGTCGGCGTAAAGTCCCGCCACGACGGCGCGCGGGGTTCGCCCGCAGTCGCCATCAAAGCCTCGGCAGCTTGGCAGCGATCGCCTGCGCGGTACGCATCGCGAGGTAGCCATGCCCGGCGTCGGTCGGGTGCGTCGGGTCGGCGCCGTCGGCGCCGCCGGTCACCCAGTCGGCGTTGCCGTCGCCCTTAGTCGAGCCCGTCCGCCCGGTGCCCGTCACCCAGGCTTCGGCCAGGTTGTCGATGAAGACGACGTTGTTCGGATACAGCGCCGCCGCCGCCTTCTTGCCGTCGCGCGCCGCCAGCCGGTTGGCGTTCGGCGTCCCCGGCGTCATCGGCCCGGTCATGAAGATCAGCACATTGGGCAGCGCGCCGATCACCGCGTCGAGCCAGGCCGACACCGCCGCCTGCATCGTCGCCGCGCTGCCGCCGATCAGGTTCTCGTCGTTGATCCCGCCCATCTCGACGATGACGTCGGGCGCGCGCGCGATCACGTCGGCCTGGACGCGCTGGATGAAGGTGTTGCGCTGACCGCTGGCGTTGGCGACGAAGCCGGTGGCGCCGACGCCCGAGTTGATGCACCCCGGCTGGCCCAGCAGCAGCGCGATCTGCGACCCCACGCCGGGATACAGCGCCGCCGCGGTCGATCCGGTGCCGCCGACGAAGCTGTCGCCGTGAACGATGACGTTCAGGCCGTCGATCGGCGGCGCCGCGCACGGCGGATAGATCGCGGCCGACTTGACCCCGCCGAACTTGAACTGCGGCAGGCCCTCGATCTCGTAGACGCGCATCCGCCGGTTCGCCGCCGAGCCGTCGCCCCAGGTCAGCCGGATGAAGCTGCTCGCGCCGTTCGTCGCCGCATTCATGCCGAGCGAGCCCGTCTGGACATACTGGCCGTCGACACGCAGGCGAAAGCCTTGTGCATTGGCCTGGCCGGGCGCGTAGAAGCAAATCTCCAGGTCGGGCGCGGCCGACTGAAACCGCACGAGGCCGCCGGTGCCGTCGAACTTGTTGGCGCCCGTCCCGCCCGCCGTGCCGTCGCCATTGGTGACGGCATCGGGGATCGCCAGGCTGTATTGCGGATAGGTGGCGTTCACCGGCCGCCAGGTGCCGCGCATCAGCGTGAACTTGTCGAGATCGGTGGCGACGCCGGCGCTGTACGGCGCGAACAGCGTGCCGGTGATCGCCGAGGTGCCGGTCGGCGCGCCGATCGTCGGCGGCGCGGTCATTACCGGGGGCAGCGACAGCCCGGTGCGGCTGATCGAGCGACCCAGCCGGTTGAACAGCGAGGCGCGGACGGTTCGGCTGCGCGCCGTCGGGTCACCGCCGGCGGCCTCGATGTCGGCCGACGTCATTGCACTGGGATTGGGCATGTCATGCTCTCCGAAGAAGGATGCGCCCGTCGACCGGGCTGAGAAGCGCCCTGCCGTCGATCGGCGAAAGCAGGGTGTCGGGGGGCGGCGCGATCGTGACCGGCGCCGATCGCGCCGAGGTCGTGCCGGCACTGTTCGTCGCGGTGTTCTCGAACTCGTAGGATTTGGCGAGTTCGCCGGCCGAGAAGGTCGCCGTCGTCGCCACCGCCGTCGACGTGCCCGCCAGCAGCCAGGCGACAGCGCCGATCGGCGCCGTTGCAGTCCCGTTGACGCCGGTCAGCACCTCGCCGAGTTGCGGGGAGCCGCCGTGGCGGATCGTGGGGATGGTCAGGAACCTGGGCGCCGTCGCCTCGCCCTGGGGCAGGACGACCAGCTCGAACGTCCACCGATCGCGCAGCGTAAGCCTGGTCGTCATTGCGTTACGTCCTCGACGATCTGGATCCGCTGGGTGTCGGTCGACGTGCGTTCGTCGCCTTCGTCGAGCTGCACGTCCCACGCCGCAGCGCCAATCGCCCATCCGCCGAGGCTGGCGCGCAGCCGCTGGGCGGCGCCACCGCCTAAGGTCGCGGGCGTCACGGCGAAGCTGTGGACGATGCCGTCAGCGTCGCGCGCGTCGCTGGTGACGACGATGCCAAGCGCACTCAGATCGACCACATCGCCGGTGACGGCGTCGCGCACGACGAGATAGGCAAGCAGGGTGTCGCCCTGCTTGCGGACAAGATCCGCCAAGGTGGTGCTCCTCAGGTGTAGGTGACGGTGATGAAGCTGGTGCGCGGGCTGTTTGCGGCGTCGCCAAGCGTCTCGACGACAGCGAACGACTCGAGATAGCCTGGCTGCTTGCCGCTGCCGCTCGGGTTCATCACCATGAGAACGCCGCTCACGTCGTCGATCCGGTAGCTGGTGCTGCTCGATCCCTGCGCGGCGACGCCGCCGGGAGCCGACAGCGTCGATCCCGCGGATCGGTTGAGGATCGTAATGTTGCCGCCCCACGCGACGGGTACGCTCGCGCTACGGGCGAGCGATTGCAGGACGATCGGCACCCGCGCGCCCGCGCCGGCCAGCGCCATCCCCGGCAGCATCAGCCGATCGCCCTGGTCAGGCCAGTGACCTCGATGCGGTCGGTCGCCTTCACGACGAAGTAGAGGCAGTCGCGCGCGCCGGCCGCGCTCGACAGCGTGACGGTGGCGGTGTTGCGCCAGGCGCTGCCGAAGGCGAGCTGGCGACCGCCGGTGGCGTCCTGGACGAGCTCGATGAAGCCCGACTGGCCCGGCTTGGCGCGCGACGGATTGCGGAGCGTGCGGTTGCCGCCCAGCGTCACCACGCCGTTGATCATCGCGCCGAGGTCGACCGCGATCGTCGCCTGGTCGATCAGCGCCACCGGTGCCGCCGCGTCCCACACCGCGGTCGTCGTCAGCGCGCGGCTCGCGGTACCGGCGTGGAACTCGGCCGCCGTGGCGCCGGCGAGCAGCGCCGCCGTCCCCAGCCCCAGCGTCAGACGCAGCGCCGCGGCGTCGCCGATCCGGATCGTCAGCGTGTCACCGGCGCCGTCGACGGCGACGCCGAGGCCGCCCTCCCCGCGCAGCGCCGCGGCGATCGCGTCGCGTGCCTGCTCGTCGGAATAGACGCCGAGCTGCCCGCCCGCGGCGAGGAACGCGTCGAGCTGGCGAATGAGGCGCGCGAGCTTGCGCGAAGGGCTTTCGGCCACGGTGGTTCTCCCGAAGGTCAGGCGGTCGGCGCGCGGCCGGTGCATGCGGTTTCGACGTTGCGCCGGCAGTGACCCGGCGCGGCGCCGAGCAGAACGAACAGCCCGTCGATCGCCCAGGCGACCGGCCCCGCCCACCGCGCGCCGCGCTGCTGCCCGCGGCCGACGTAGCTCGAGATCGTTTCGTCGGCCGACGGCGGCAGCGGCGCGAGGCCAGCTGCGTAGAAGGCGCCGACGACCAGCACCTGCGCCAGCTGGTCGAGCGAAATGAGGATCTGGACGAGGACCTCGCCGACGCGCTCGATCACGCCGGCCACCCGCCGTCGACGTCGATCGCCTCGACCGCATCGACGCTGGTCGCCGCACGTACCGCAGTGACCAGCGCCTTGGCGTGGTTCCTCACGGCATTGATCCGGGCCGCGACCGCGATCCCGACACCCAGCGTGCCGGCCGCATCGAGCACCTCTTCCCTCTCCTCGTCGCCGTCGATGAAGGTGAACGCCTGGCGAAAGCCGGTCGCGTTGAAGCTGATCGACGTGAGCGCCAGGACGTGCGCGGCAATGATCAGCTCGCGCGAGCCGGCGTCGGTCTTCGCGCGTCCGCTCGGCGTGTCGGCGCCGGCCGCCGCGACCGCCGCGCTGCGCTGGTCGATCCGCGCCAGCGCCAGCGCCTGCGCCTCGGTCAGCAGCGCGGCCGGCTGCGGGCCGATGGCCGGGTCACCATCAACGTCAGCGGGCTCGCCGCCGTCGTTGAACAGGATCCGCCAGTCGTTGCCCCAGGGCACGACCGCGACGACGACGCGCGGGGCGGTGAAGGCGTCGGGCGACCAGAAGTCGCCGATCTCGGGCAGGTCGATCATGCTTCCTCCACGCCGAGGAGCGTCGTGCCGGCGGCGATCGTCATGGCGACGGTGCCGACGTTCTCGATCGCGAAGCGCACCACGTTGGTGACCCGGCAAATCCCGCTGGTGATGTAGAGGTCGGTCGCCGAGGGCTGTCGCGCCGGAAAATAGGTGCGGAACGTCATCCCCACCGTCGCGCCCGGGCAGGGCACGTCATGCGGTACCGCCTGGCCGGGCTGGATGACTTCCTGCTGATCGGACACGTAGGTCGCGACGACACCGCGCACCGGCGCGGGCGGATTGAAGTTGCCGGCGCTGGGCGGCTGGCCGTCGGGGAAGCGGTTGCCGCTCTTTTCGCTCCTCGGCGAGATCGTGCCGATCTGGTTGCCCATCGCGGCGAAGGCGGCGACGCGCTGATCGGGATCGCTGACCCGGTTGTCGTTGAGCCGCAGCTCGACGTCGCCCTTGCGCCCGATGACGAGGACGCTCGCCCGCGTCTGGCGCAGGCCGCAGTCGACCAGCTCGTTGCGGCTGAACGAGCAGTCGATCGTCGTGTCGTCGTGGAGTAGCACCGCGCCGGTCTCGAGCCCGCCGCGCAGCCAGCGGTTCTCGTCGATCGTGACGCGCCGGTTGGCGTAGCCCTCGAGGTTGCCGAGCAGGATCGCGTCGACATCCTGGTGCTGGTTGCCCCGGTAATCGAGCCCGCACGCGCCGCGCAGCCGCATCGGCTTGCTGACGCGGCGCAAGTGGTTGTCGCGGACGAGGATGTTGTGGTCGCTCTTTTCCGCGCCGATCGTCGCCGGCGTCACCCCGCCGTTGACGTCGAAGCCGAGCACGCCGTCCTCGATCGTGTTGCCCTGCATCAGCACGTCGAGCCCCGCCGAATAGTGGTCCGGCGGCCCGAGGTTCATCGTCATCGCCGAGCCGGTGAAGTCGCGGAAGCGGTTGAACAGCAGCTTGATTGCCGCCGCCTGGTCGCTGCCGGTCGTGCGTAGCGGCTCGACGTCGATCGGCCCCGGCATCCCGGGCAGCGTCATCCGGAGGAAGGTGCAGAACGCCACCCACATGCCCGCGATGCTCTCCGCCGAGATCGCGTTGCGGTTCTGCTTCAGGATGCCGTCGAACAGGCAGCCGACGACGCGCAGGTCGAAGTTCTGCGCCGTGTCGGTGGGCTTGAAGCCGTGCGCGTCGTAGATCGCGTCGCCCTGCCAGCCGTAGAAGCCGCAGTGGTCGAAGGTGAGCCCGGTCACCCCGGCGAAGGCGACCAGGTGGTTGTTTTCGGCGAAGCCAAGCGCCTCGACCGCACCGTAAAAGCCGACCCGCCGCGCGCCGATGTTGGTGAGGTTGTCCTTGGGATCGCCCGACAGGCTGTTGGCCATCAACGCGTAGCCGAGGCCGCGGTTGTAGATCCGGCTGACGCGTGGCCCGTCGCCCTCCAGGAACGTGTCGCTGCGCACGTTGCCGCGCGACGAGATCAGCGCATCGAAGCCGCCGGCCGCCGCCTCGGGGTTGGTCCAGGCGTTGCAAGCGAGGAGATAGTCGCCGCTCTTGTCGAGCCCGCCGAGCCGCGTCCCCGGCAGCCGGATGCGCCGGTAACCATCGTCCATCAGCGAGGCGAGCGCGTTGTTGTGGTCGTCGTCGTTCGACTGGCGCGCATCGTCGAGCGCGATCCCCTCGCGCAGCTTCTGCCGCGCGCTCTTGCCTATCGAAAAGAACAGCCGGTCGAGCCCCGTCGCGGGGTCGGCGCCGACCAGCTTGAAGCTGTGGACGGTCAGCACGTCGCCGGCGTCGGCGCCGACGGTGAGGACGATCGGCGCGGCGCCGCCGGGCGCGCTGAAGTCGATCGGGACCAGGCCCTGACCGTTCAATTCGATGACCGCAGCGTCGTCGTACGCGAAGCCGAACTGGCTGAAGTCGCCAACCGCGGGAAAGCGCGTCTGGCCCTGCGTCGCGGTGATGTCGATCCGGCCGGGGGGCGCCGCGTCCTGGCCACGCGGTCCGGCGCCCGGGCCGATCTGCACCGCCAGCGTTGCCGCGCCGATCTGGAACGTCGCCACCGCCGTGCCGAAGTCCGGCCTCGGCCGCGGCATCCCGCCGACGTCGCCACCTGCCGGTGCGCCGCCGGCGCCGGTCACCGCGGCGAGCACCCAGAACTCGCCCTCGAGCCATACCGCCTTTTCGCCGCCGACCGGCGTCACCTGAAGATCATAGGCGAGGACCGCGTCGCCGCCGATCTCCGCCGGTGCGCCGAGCCCGCGCATCGTCGCCTCGAGGACGCGGATCTGGACCGTCGTGCGAAAGCGCCTGCCCTCCGTCTCGACGCGCAGGATCGTGATCCCCTCGAGCGCGGCGCTGCCCACGGCCTGCAGATCGACTAGCGGCGCACCCGGGGCGCCCGGCGTCGCGCGCACCTGGAGCCGCATCGCCGCCCCGCTCAAGTCGGTCGGCCCGGTGAAGACGATCGTCTTCACCAGGTCCTGATAGCGCCGCCCGCCGAGCGGGAGACGCGCCACCTGGTCCATCGATGTGCTCCGGTTTTAGGGCTGCTGCTCTTCGAGCGCGTGGACGCGCTGGCGCAGGTCGTTGATCTCGGCGGCGTTGCCCTGGCTCGAGGCGCGCGAAGCGAAGGTGTCGAGGTAGGCGTCGTCGGGCGCCGCCTGCTGGACGACGACGGCGCCGTCGGTGCCCTCGTCGCCCGGGTTCCACGCGTAGACCTCGGGCGCGACCTGGCGGAGCGTGAAGGCGGTCTGCCACGACGCGTCGCCCTGGTACGCCTCGATCCGGAAGATCAGCCGCTGCCCCCGCGTTCGGCGCGCCGACGTGTAGGCGATCCAGTCGCCCTCCTCGAGTTCGCAGAACCGCGGCCCCAGCGAGAAGCCGCCGGTCGCGGTCAGCCGCCCCAGCCGCCGCGCGATCTCGGCGCAACGCTGCGCCTGGGTGCCGCTGGTCACGTAGTCGAGCGCCAGCTTGCGTTCGCGCGGGCGCCCATCCTCCAGGATGTCGGCGTGGACCCGGCGCACCGGCGCCGCGTGCTTCTTCCACTGCTGGGCCGGCTCGACGTAGGTGCCGACGACGGTGTTGCACCACTCCTCGTCCGATTCCGACCGGTAGAGGCTAAACGTCACCTTCTTGCCGACGAGGATGTCGTCGTCGGTGATCTCGGCGACGACCGCGCGCGCCTGGCCTGGCTCGATCTCGACCGAGCCCTCGGGCTGGGTGATGATGCCGCCGCACGCCGCGGCGAATTTCAGCTCGACGTCGACCGCGGCCTCGTCGCTGGCGATCGCCGCCGCGACCCGGTAGCGGCGCTCGCTCCCGCCCAGCTTCAGCGCGACCAGCTCGTCGCACAGGTTCGCCGGCGCGGCGACACGCTCGGGCGGTGCCTCGGCCGGGTTCAGCCCACGGCCGACGAGCAGCTGCTCGGGCCGGTCGACCTGGTCGCGCGCGAAGATCCCGCGCACCCAATTGTAGCGGCACACCGCGAGGTTGTCGGTCCAGGTCCAGGTCGCGGGATTGGCCCAGCGCTGCGGCCCCGCGCCGCCGGCGACGGTGTCGTCGAGCCGCGGGTCGTAACAGCGCTTGCCCTTCACCCGCCACTGGAACGACGGGCGCCCGCCCGGCCACACCGGATGCTCCGCCTCGGGATCGTCGGCCTTGTAGGCGACGACGACGTAGGCGACGCCGGCCAGGCGATCGGCCGCCGACCAGCTGCCGTGCGCGACCAGCGTCGGATCCGCCGCGGCGTTGGCGCTGCCGTCGTACCAGCGCACGACCAGCTGGCCGTTGTAGCCCGCGACCGGGCCGTTGCCGGCGAAGGGCACGTAGACGTCGCCGAGGTAGAAACCGACCAGCGCCTCGCAGCGGTGGTCGGCGATCGCGATCGGCAGGACTTCCCAGTCGGTGCCGAACTCGCCGCCGTAGTTGAACCCGTCGAGCAGCGAGCCGCCGACGACGACGTCGCCGAACACCGCCATCCGCGGCTGCTCGCCGAGCTGGAGGTTGGCCGACGACACCTGCCGGTCCTGCTTGGGACCGGTGCCGACGATCAGCTCGGTCGCCGCCGACAGCGTCAGCGACGCGCCGGCCGAGACCAGGAACGGGCTGCCGGTGACGGCGCCGGCGATGATCAGCGCGACGCCGATGACGCCGCGAACGACGGCGCTCATCCCGGCAGGATCGACCAGGCGGCGATCGCGGCGGATCGCGGCAGGCGCTTGAGGCCTCGCGGCCCCGGGCCGACCAGCGTCGCGCCCTCGACCAGCATCAGGCTGACGCCGAAGCGCGCGTCGGCGATGCCGGCAACGTCGCCGCGCGCCGCCAGCGCCGGCGCGATCCGCCGCAGCCGCTCGTCGAGCGCCCGCTCGAGCCCGCCGAGCCGGCCGATCACCACCGCCGCCTCGCGCTCGCTCGCCCAGGCGACCCCCGGCAGCGCGTCGCGCCCGGTCTGCGCGGCGATCGCCGCCAGCACCAGCCCGACGCAGTCGTTGGCGTCCCGCCCCCAGGCGAACGGCACCGCCAGCCGCGCGGCGAGCAGCCGGCCGAGTGCGTCGAGGTCGCGGATCACGACTGCAGCGCCGCGGTCGCCGTCGCGGGCGGCTTGCCGCCCCAGTAAAGCATCTTCTGGCCGGCGTAGGACACGTGCTTCATCCCCCCGTCGGACGGATCGATCAGCCGCTGGTCGGCGTCGCTGCGCTGGCGCGCGCCCCTGCGGCGAAGTCCGCGCGCGGCGCCCTCGATCATCGCTTTGATGACGGCGACGCCGCCGACTTCCTCTTCGGTCACCAGCTGGTCGAGCCGGCCGCGGCGGTGGACGTGGACGTCGAGCAGCCTGGTGCCCGAACCGTCGAAGATCAGCCGGCGCAGCACCACCGCGGCGTCGATCACCTCGTCGGCGTCGAGCAGCGGCAGCAGCGCCGGGTCGACGCCCGACAGCTCGAGCGTGTAGTTCTGCGCAGCGGCGCCGAGCCCCGCGCCGTAGAATTGCGCCTGGCCGCGATCGCCGACGCCGAGGTATTCGTGGCCGTCGATCGCGATCGGCCACGGCCCGCCCCAGACGCGCACCGCCGGCGTGCCGAGGATCTCGACCGCGCCGACGCAGATCGCCGTCCCCGCCTCGATCGCGGCCATCGCCGCGTCGCTGTAGCTCTTCACGCGATCACGTCCTGGATCGCGACGATCGTGCTGCCGCTGGCGTAGACGCCGATCGCCGAACCGGCGAGCTTGGTCTCGCCCGGCACCAGCCGCATCAGGCAGCCCGCGCGGGTGAGCGACACCGCGGCGCCATGCGGCACGATCGGCGGCACCGGCGGCTCCACGGCGAATTGGGCCGATCCGCCGACGCCTGCCTGGACCGTTTCCACCGCCCGCGTCAGCGCCAGGTGGCCTTCCCAGGCGAAACCGACGTAGTCGCCCATCGACACGATCTGCCCGGGCACCAGCCCGCCGAGCGTCAGCAGCGCGAGGCCCTCGCCGGTCACCGCCTGCGCCCAGCTCCCGGGGCGGGGATGGAACGGCCGGCCGCCGCGGTGAGCGAGCGGTAGCTGGCGATCGATGTCGAACGCGACGAACGGCCGCTGCGGCCCGCGCTGAACATCGAGGAAGGCGCGCCACTGCGCCGCTGCCTCCATTCGCATCGCGCTCAACGTGATCCGCATCGCCCAGCGCGGCAGGCCGGCCGAAATCGCGCCGAGCCGGCCACCGGCTTCGGGCGAGAGGTAATCGGTGCGATCGGGATCGAATTGAAGCCCGCTCGCTCCCACGGTCGGCATGATCCGGGGAAAGATAATCATGACGCAAGGTACATCCGGCTCTGCGCGTCCTGGACGGTCGAGACGATCGTCGCCGGCAGCGTCGCCTTCAGCTCCGCGATCGACGCGGCCAGCCGCGCCACCGCCGCCATGTCCGCCCCGCGCGCGTCGATCGAGACGCTGACCGGCGCCGACACCCCGCCGGCGCGCTGCAGGCGATCGGCGGGCGGAATGTCGCGCCAGGCGATCCGGCGACCGCCGACCAGCCCGCCGTCGGCAAACGTGGGCAGTCGGCCGGCGTTGATCGCCTCGACCAGCTCGGGGTGCCGCTGGTACGCCGCCGCGTTGATGACGAACTCGCCCGCCGACAGCCTGGCGAGCACCCGATCCTCGCGCGGACCGCCGGGACCCTCCACGCGGCCACCGCTGGCGTAGGCGACGCGCGCCCCGCCCTTCATCAGCTCGCGATAGGCCTCGGCAACGGTGCGGTTGGGGTTCGGATCGACCAGCGACGACTGGCGACCACCGCCGATCGCGCTGAAGATCGCACCGAAGTCACCGCCGCCGCTGCTGGCGCCAAGCGAGAACCCGCCACCGCCGCCGCCCGTGAACGCGCCGATCACCGACAGGATCAGCTTCTGCGCGGCGATCCGCGCGAGGTCCGCCAGGATCGACGCCGCCATCTTCTCGAAGGCGTCCGCGACGTTCTCGGTGCCCGACAGGACCCCGGTCAGGCCGTCCTCGACCGACTGCAGGCCATTCGCCGCGACGCCCTCGAGCGCCTGGTTCATGTCGCCGACGTTCTTCTGCAGCTGCTGCTGGTACTGGCCGACCGGCCCGGCGAACTGGCGATCGAGCTGCTGGCGCCGCAGCGGCCCCTCGGCGTCGATCTGGCGCAGCTGCGCGCGGCCCTCGCGCTGGTCGTCGGGATCCTCGGAGTCGATCAGGCGCTGCGCCCGCTTGCGCGCGAGCGCCTCGTCGTTTTCGAGCAGGCGCAGCGCGATCGCGCGCCGCCCGCGGTTGGTGGTCTCGAGGTCCGCCTGCAGCTGGAGCAGCGACGCCGACCGGTCGAGTTCGGCGCGTTGCTGCTGCAGCTGGCGGTCGAGCAGCTGCTGGCGCTCGCGCGAGCGCACCTCGGTGGTCTTCAGCGCGGCGTTGGTCGCGTTGACGATCTTGACCGCGTCGGCCTGCGCCTGCGTCCACCGGCGCTGTTCGACGCCCGCGTCGACCGCGCTGTCGAGGCGCTGGCGCTCGACCTCGATCGCGGCGACGTCGAGATCCGCCGCCTCGGCGATGCCGTCGACCTGGTTGCGCTTCAGCCGCAGCGTCTCCTCGTTGGCGCGCGCGAGCAGCTGGTCGTAGGCCTCGGCGTCGCGGGCGCGCTTGTCCGCGGCCGACTGTTCCTGCTTGGCGATCGTGCTCGCCGACGGCCCGGCCTTGCCGAAACCGACGTGGAAGACGCGCTGCGCCGGCTCGTCGAGCAGCTGGCGGATCACGACGCCCTGCCGCCGGAATGCCCGCTTGATCGAATCCTGAGAGATCCCGGGCCCGTAGGCGATGTCGATCGCCTGGCCGCGCTCGTGATCGCTGGTACCGGGTTTCGCAACGGGCCCATCATGCCGGCCAGCAAGTTTGTCGGCATAGATCTGCGCCTGCGTCTCGGTCGAGCGCAGGCCACTGGTGACCCGGCCGCCGATGCTGCGCGCGATCGCCGTCGCCTCGGTCACGGTCACCTCGCGGCCGATCTGGTCGTTGTTGGGGGTGCGGTGGGCCTCGGAGCGACGCTTGTGCTCGGTGGCTAGCGCAGCGTCGCGCTGGGCGTAGATCACCTTCAGCTGACCATCGAGAGCCTCAGCGCTGAGCTTTTCGGCCTTGGCGCGTTCCGTTGCTGCGCGCGCAAGCGTGTCATAACCCCGCTGGATCTTCTCGCTGGGCGACATCTTCGCGACAGCGGCGACCTGATCCAACTGGCTCTGATTAAGTTGGGCATTAGCCGCTGCGATGTCGGCATCAACACGAGCGAGATACTGACGCCGGTTCGCGATCAAGCCAGGCTGGGTTTGTAGCCGGAATTGGAGATTGGGATCACCGCCCCGACCGCTTTTCGCGGCCGCCTGATTTCTCGCCTGTTGCTCCTCGAGCCCCGCCAACTCTGCCGATCGAGCGGCGCGCGCAGCCGTCAAAACCTTGAGCTGAGCCCTTGCGGCAAGTTCTGCCTTCTCAGCTACCGTACGATAGGCGTCCCCCTGGTCTTTCAGCGCCTTCTCGTTGTCGCGTAGCGCAGCTTCGACACCGGTGAGGGTGCGAGCGAACGCCTCTTTGGCCCTGGACGCATTGTCGGTCTCCGCCGCGTCCTTCGTCAGCTTGTCGACGCCATCGCTGAGGGCGTTGTTGCCCTCGATCAGCTTCGCGACAAACGGGACCGCTACAACCACAGCGGCAGTCAGGGCGGCACCCCACGGTCCGCCCAAAGAGGCGAGAACCCCTTTTCCCTCCTGCCCCATGAGGCTCAGCGCCTGGATCACCTGGCCCGATTGCTGCGCGAAGATCTGCATCGGCGGGGTGCCGCTGGAGAACTGGGTCGCAACGTCGTTCATTTGAAAACCGAGCTGCTGGAACGCAACACGCTGCTGACCGGTGATGACGGTCTGCTTGCCCTGGACGACGCCCATCGACCTCAGCTCGCCTTGCACGTTGCCGAGTACCGCAGCCTGCTGGCGCAGCGCGGTCGCGTGGTGCTCGGCCGCCTGGGCGTTCGCCTCCGCGGCGACCGCGAGAACGCGCTCGGCGACACCAGCCTCGCCGGCACGCTGCGACACCGTCGCCGCCGCGGTCGCCACCTGGCGCAGCGCGACCGCCTGGCGCTCGGCGATTGCCGCCTGCTCGGCGGCCTGGCCGGCGTTGAGCACCTGCAGCGCCGCGCCTTTCGTCGGGGCGGACAGCACCGCCTGGGCGTTGGCGCGGATCGCGTCGAAGGTCTTGCGGTACGTCGCCTCGATCTGGCGCGCCGACGCCGGCGCGTTCGAGCCCAGGTCGCCGAACGCGCGCTCGACCTCGGCCTTCACGTCGCCGGCGGCGGCGCCCAGCTCGAGGAGCGCGGAACGCCCCGCCTTGGTGGCGAGCTTCAGCCCGTCGGCGTTGCCGGAAACCTGAAGATAGAGGTCGCGCGTGATGCGTGCTGCCACTCGCCCCTCCTATCGCTGCCGCTTGTTCGCCGCTTCGCGCGCCTCGACCAGCGCCCAGATCTCGTGCGACGTCGCCGTCCAATATTGCTCGGCGGTCCACCCGAAGGCGTCCATCATGACGCCCATTTCGCGGCGCCAGCGCGACGCCTCGTCTACGCTGCCGCCGCCTTCGCTTCCCCCGACGCGGTGCGCCCGCCCGTCGCCGCGTCCATCAGGCACAAGGTCAGCGCGGCGTGCGCGCCCGACAGGCCTTCCTCGAAGATCAGCTCCTCGATCCGGTCGGCGTTTACCGATCGGGTCAGCTCGTCCCCGGCGCCGGCGCGGATCAGCTCGGCGCCGATGATGCCGAGCTGCTCGAGCGTCAGCCCGCCGACGTTGCCCGCCTGGATCAGCGCGAGAGTCGTGGCGCCGGTCTTCTTCTCGATCGTGCGCAGCGCGGCGCGCGACGGGCGCAGCCGGTAGGTGACGCCCGCCAGCTCGAGGTCGTGCTCGCCGCGATCGGCGATCGCCGCCGGCTGGTCCGCCGGCGCGGGTCCCGTCTCCACCGTCAGCCCAGCGTGTCGGTGGTGGCCGGGCCGGCCGCGGCGAGGTCGAAGCTGTACGGCACCGGGCCGTCCTGGCCGAAGGTGCCCTTCCAGTTACCCGCGGTGACCGGGCCGTTGTAGCGCGCGGTCGATCCCTTCGCCGCCTTGGCGAGGATGACGCCGCCGGTCTTGATCGCGTTGTAGACCGCGGTGAGGCCGGCGTCGGGCAGCTTGACGTTGCCGCTGACCGCCAGGGTGACGACGCCGGGGGTGAAGACCTTGGCGGGGCCGTCCTTGTCGGAGATGTCGGTGTCGCTGCTCGCGCGCGCGAAGTCGAACGACTTCTCGCCGGCGATCGTCAGCCAGGTCGTGCCGTTGTCGACGCTGACGGAGATGCGGGTGTCCTTGCCGAACTCGGGCGTCGGCGGGGGATTGCTGGCCATGGGGATCCTTTCAGGAGGGATAGGCGAAGAGGTCGAAGGCGATCAGCCCGGCAAAGGTCACGCCGTCGGCCGCGGCCGTGCTCGCTGCCGAGGACTGCCAGGTGACGCGGTAGGCGGCGCCGTCGATGAGAACGGTCTGGCCGTGGGCGGCGACGCGGACGAGGTGCATTCGCGCGAGCAGGTCGCGGCGGTTGCCCTGGTGGATGGCGTGGACGTCGACGCTGGCGCGATCGAGCTGGCCCTCGTCGTCGACGCGCTCGACGTCGATGTCGCCGATCAGGAAGAACGGCGCCGGCGTGTCCTGCGGGATCGTCGCGTAGACCAGCTCGCGCTGGTCGGGCGGCAGCCGGTCCTGGAGCAGCGCGACGATCGCATCCTGCGCGCCGGTCAGCGTGTCGACGATGACGGTCACGCTGGCCCTCCCGCCCGCGCGAAGGTCCGCGCCCAATATTCAGCGATCTGTCCTTCGGCGTTGGCGGCGAAACCGGCACCGGGCGCATCGATGAAGGGCACGCCGGCGCGCACGCGAACCTTCATCGTGTAGGCTTTGCCGGCGAGGACGGTCGAGCGGCGCATGCCGTTCTTGTTGTTGCCCGACAGGCGCCGTTGCTTGATCCGCCGGGTGACGAGCACCGTCTGCGCCTTGCGGCCGAAATAGACGATGCGGCCGTAAAACGGCCCACCCGCCCTGGCCTTCACCGCGCGACCGTTGAACCGGGACGCATCGCGCCCGCCGGCGAGGAGGCCGATCCTGATCTTCAGCCGCTCGATCAGCAGCCGGATCGACAGGTCGCCGGCGAGTTCGCCGGTGTCCTTCGGCGTCGCCGCCCGCTGCGCGGCAAGCCCCTCGCGCCCGATGATCGCCAGCTCGACGCCCAGCTCGTCGCGCGCCGCCTCGTCGAGCCGGCCGAGCAGCCCGAGGCTTTGCGACAGGCCCTCGAGCGGCTCGGTCATCGCGGCGCCTTCGTGCCCTGGTCGTCGGCGACGATCAGCAGCTCGCGCCGCGTGCCGAACGGATCGTCGATCGAGCGAATGTCGAACAGCCGATCGCCGTGCCGCAGCCGGCACGGCGCATCGATGTCGTCGCGGTGCCACATCCGGACCCGCACCACGGTGACGCCCTCGAGCACCTTGTTCATGACCGATTCCCGCCCGCCGAGCCCGGTCACTTCGGCCCAGGGTCGCGCGATCTCGGTCCATTGCTCGGTGAAGCCGCCCTTGCCGTCCTTCACCTTGGTCGCCCGCAGCGCGACGAGCTGGTGGCGCAGGTCGGGCTGGCTGAGCGGCTTCACGCGACCAGCCGGTAGTTGACGACCAGCGGCTCGATGTCCGCGGGCTTGTTTTCGAACCGGCCGCGGGCGATCGCGAAGATCGCGTGGCGCAAATTGGCCGGCACGTCGGCCGCGCTCGCGCCGAAGCCGACGACGAGGTTGACCGCGATCCGCGACGCACTCGGCGGCCAGCCCGCCGATCGCGTGGCGATCCCGCGCGATAGCCCGGCGCCGGTCAGCTCGACCAGGCTCGCAATGTCCTGGTCGACCCCGGAGGCGTTGCGGAACGTCAGCGCCGCGATCGACTGGACCGGGGCGACGTCGAGCCGCTCGAGGTCGGTGAAGTCGTCGGCCTGGATCCGCACCGTCTGCGTGATCAGGCGAAGCCCGGTCGTCGCCTCGACGTCCTCGCGCGAGGCGGCGGCGATCAGCTCCAGCTCGTAATCGAGCGCGTTGGTGTCGAGCCGCAGGAAGTTGCGCAGCCGCTCGGCGGTGATCGGCTCCGCCGCGGGCGGCACGATCGTGGTCGCGGCCGTCAGCATCTCAGGCAGCGGGCCGCGCGGGCTTGGGCTTGACGACCTTCGGCGCCGGCGGTGCCGGCTGCTCGTCGACCGCCTCGGCAAACGTCGCCTCGACCAACCGCTCGGCTTCCGCGGCATCGACGTCGACGCCGACCTCGAGCAGCTGGCCGCGCACGCGCGAGGTGGCCGGGCCTTCCTGCCCGACCAGCATCCGGATCTTCATGGGGTGATCTCCTCAGCAAGCGCCAGCCACGGCTGGTGCTGGCGGAGGAGGCGGGCCCGGCGGCCCGCCTCCGGGTCGATCAGGCCTGCTTCAGCGCCTTGATCGCGGCGCCGTCGAGCAGGCGGCCGTCGTAGCGGATCAGGCCGGCCATCCCGATCTTGGGCCAGAAGCGCTCGCGCACGGTGCCGATCAGCGGCGAGCCGACCTTGCGGACGGTGTAGCGGCTGAAGTCACCGAACAGGACCGACTTGTTGCCCGTCGCGATCCCCGGCGTGTCGTCGTTGACCGAATAGGGCTTGCCGAGAATGACGTCGGGCGCGTTGGCGCGGATGTCGCCGAGCTGCCAGAGGTAGTTGCCCTGGCCGTCCTTCAGCTTGCGCAGCGCGGCGAGCGAGGTGTCGGCGAACATCCACCGGCACTTGGGGCTGCGGCGATACGCCTGGTTGACCGAGTGCTGCAGGCCGATCAGCTCGTCGCTGGCGATCGCAGTCGCCGAGGCGGCGGTGATGCCGACCGGTGCGGCGACGACGATGCCCTGCGGCTGGCCCGCGCCGGTACCGACGGTCAGCTTGGCGTTGGCACCGCGGCCGAGGCGCTCGCCGAGCTTGCGCGCGATGAACTCCTCGACGTTGAACGCCGAATCCTGGAGCAGCTCGAAGCTGACCTTCAGCCACGGCGTCGCGAAGACGTACGCGCCGATCGTCAGCTGGCCGAACGTCAGATCGCCCGAATTGTCGTCGACCAGGTCCGCGCCCTCGTTGAGCGGCGCCGAGGTGTTGGCGGTGTCGTCGTTGGTCGGCAGATCGTAGGGATTGCCGCCGCTGGTCGTCATCTCGTCGGTGATGCCGGGGTCGTACATTGGACCCCAGTCCTTCATCACCTCGATGATCTTGCCCGCCAGCGTCCGCGGCACGGTGTAGCCGCCCGCCGCCGGCGTGCCCGCCACCTGGGTACGGTTCTCGACGAAGCCGCGGCGCAGCAGCGTGCGCTGCTCGGGCGCGAGCGCGGACACGTCGCCGCCCTCGGCCAGCATCGCCAGGAAGGCGCCGCGATATTCGGCTTGGGCGCGCTCGCCGCCGACGTCGCGGTCGTCGTCGCCGTCGCCGTCGCTGCCGCGGTGCTCGGCGTCGTCGCCGCGCGGGCGCTGGCGCTCGCGGCGCTCCTCGTCCTTGCGCTCGGCGGTCGCCATCCGCTCCTCGCGGGTGATCTTGCCGTCGAGCGCGTCGAGTTCGCCCATGATCGTGTCGTGGCGCGTTTCGAGTTCCGCGGCGCGGGCGTCATCGGTGTTCTTGTTGATCTCGTCGAGCGCCTCGCGGGCCTGCGTCACCAGGCGCCCGCGCTGCTCGTGCAGCTGGGTCAGCATGTCGGGGTGTTCCTCAGTGTCCGCGTCGGGAAAAGCGCCGACGCACGCCTCGGGCGTGGCCCGGTGATCAGTAGAGGCGGCGCGCCGCGTGATCGGTCGCCGCCTTGCGCGCCAGCCGCGCCGAGCCGCCGGCGCGGTCGTGCTCGCGGCGCTCGGCGCGCGCGTGCTCGAGCGACCGCAGCCCGATCTCGGTCTCGGGATATTGCGGAAAGGCGGTGATGGTGACCTCAAGCAGCTCGACCTCCTCGAGCGTGCGGCGAACCGGCTCGACCGTCTCGTCCCACACCTGCCGGCGCGCGATGAAGCCGAACGACATGCCCTTCACGTCGCCGCGCGCGATCAACACCGCCAGGTCGCGCCCGTCGGTCGTGTCGGGCAGGTCGATCTCGACCGCCAGGCCGCGCTCGTCCTCCGCCAGCCGCATCGTGCCGGCGCCGGTGCGGCCGAGCACGCGATCGGTCTGGTGGCTGTAGAGCGCCAGCACGTCGGCCGAACGCAGCGTCGCGGTAAAGGCGCCCGGCGCGATCGTCTCGACCCAGCAGCCGCCGATGTCGGTCTGGGTGTCGAAGACCGCGGCGTAGCCCCGCACGGTGCGGCCATTGGCGCCCGTCGCCAGTTCGCGCACCTCGAGCGGCCGATCGAGGACGCGACGCTCGCGGCCGTCAGGCTGCTTGGGTTTCGGCATCAGCCAGGTCCTTCGTGTCTTCGGTGGCAGGTTCCACCGGCGCGGGCTCCACCGGCTGGCTGCCCAGGGGTACCGTGGCGCCCTGGATGTAGAGCGTGTCGCCGTCGGGCAGCGGCGGCCGATCCTCGAGCGCCCGCGCCTCGTTGGGCGTGATCTGCGCGGTCTGGATCTGGCGCGCGATGCCCTCGACCCGGCTCTTGAAGTCGCCGCGCTGCAGGCCCTCGAGGTTGTGCTTGATCTCGCGCGCGCGCCGGCGCTGGCCGAACAGCTTCAGGTTGAGCTGCTGCTCGAAGATCACCGCCCAGTGGACGACCAGGTGCTTCACCAGCTGCAGGTCCTGCTGCTCGGTGTTGGAAAAGGTGCCCTTCGACAGGTCCTGGAGGAACACCGGCGGCAAGCCATAGAGCCGAGCGATCTCCTGGATCTGGAACAGCCGCGCCTCGGTCATCTGGCCCTTGTCGGGATCGATCCCGACGGGCTTGAGCGAATGGCCGGGAGGCATTCCGAAGAACGCGCGACCCGCCTTGCGCGCCAGCTCGATCGCGCGTTGGATCTGCTCGGTCGCGCGCTTGAACGCGTCGGGACCTTGCGGCAGCGGCCCTTCCAGCGCCATCGGCGGGATGCCGCCACCGGCGAAGAAGCCCGCCGCGAAATCGTTCATCGCGATCGCGAGGCCGATCGACTTCCGGCCGACGTGAATCGGGCCGTACGCCGCCAGCTGATCGGGACGCAGCGCAAAGGTGACGTCGATGACGTCGGCGGCCGGATATTCGTTCGCGCCGATCCGGTAGTAACGGCGACCGCCGCGTCGCCCGACGGTCGTCTGGTTCGGGTCCATCGGCCAGATCGCCACCGGGCGAACGCCGCGGCGCTCGATCCAGCTGACGCCGCGTCCGCCCGTGAAAACCCCCTGCCACATGTACCGGCGCCAGTCGGCGCTGGTCCATTCGTCGTTGGGCGCCTCGTTGAGCAGCATCTGCAGCTCGCCGTCGACGCGCTTGGCCTCGCCGGCCGCGCTGCGGTAAGCGTGCAGCGGCAGCGTCGCCATCATTCGCGACAGGAAGTTCACGGCGTCGAAGACCGCCGGTACCTCGAGCGCCGTCTCGACCGTGACGCGGGGAAGATCGACGCGACCGCCGCCGGCGACGCCCAGAAACGACGCCCACTCGTCCCACGAGGCGGCGCTGGCGATCTCGCCCGGCCGCTCCATCGAACGCTGCTCGCGCTCGCCGCCGAAGGGCCACAGCCTCATGCGGCCTGGACCATGTCGAAGTCGGGATCGTCCCAGGGGGAAGTCGGCATCTCTTCTTCCTCCTTGGCCAGCGCGACGGCGAGCGCCGCGATCAGCGCGACCGGGTTGTCGATCTTCGCTTCCGCGCGGGGCTTGCGCGGATAAACATTGTCCTTGGCATCGGCCTGGGCGACGACGTTGTTCATCTCCCACTCCATCACCGGGCAGCCCGCGTGACGGATCAGCTGCGCCTTGGTGAAGGCGTCGAGCTGTTTCATGGGATCGGAGAAGTTGAGCACCATCGGCCGCACCTCGATGACGGGCGCGCCCTTCTTCACCAGGCGGTTGATCAGCATCGTCGCCTGGGCCGGGTCGTAGGCAATCTGCTCGACGTCGAAGATGTCGCGCGCCTCGTCGATCGCCAGCTCGATCTCTTCGAAGTCGGTGATGTTGCCGATGCTGACGTCGAGCAGACCCTGCTGGTCCCAACCCTGATAGGCGCTGGTGTCCTCGACCGCTTTGCTCGGCAGGAAATAGCGGCCCAGCCGGATGAACGGGTCGTCGGCGGTCGGCCGGTCGCCGAGCGGCAGGATCAGATATTCGAGCGCGGCGATGTCGACCTTCGACGCCAGGTCGAGGCTTAGGATCGCGCGACGACCAGCGAAGCGCTCGAGCGCCGCCGCCTCGGCGAACAGCACCGGGATTGCCGGATCGGCGCACCGGCGCCACGCCTCGATGTCGAAATAGGCCGCCTTCGCCGCGACCCACAGGTTGAGATGCTTGGTCTTGAAGATGCCGCGCTTGCGCGGCGTGTTGATCGCGTCGCGCTGGCGGGCGAGCAGGTAATCGAGGCCGACCGAGATCCCGATGTTGGGATTGGCCTTGCGAAGCGCCGCCTCGCTCTTCCAGTCGTCATCCTCGTCGATCGAATATTCGGCAAAGAAGGTATCGTCGTCGATCGGCGGGCCGCCGTTGTGACCGATGCCGTCGAGCCGCTCGCGCTGCTCGAGGATCATCGCGTAGCACGGCCCGGCCAAGTTCTCGCCGGCGGTGGTGATCAGCAGCTGCAGCGGCTGGTCGCGCGCGCCCATGCCGGTGATCATCGTGTCGACTTGCGCGTCGTCGGCGTGCTCGTGGTATTCGTCGTGGATCGAGCAGCTCGGCGACTGGCCGTCGCCAGGATCGCCGATGATCGTTTCCATCCGCGACCCGTCGTCGGGACGGTGCAGCTGCTTGGCGAGCAGCTCGATCCCGAACTTGGCGCGCAGCGCCGGCAGGCGTTGGACCATCAGCCTGGCGGGGCGAAACACCTCCCACGCCTGCTTCTCGTTGGTCGCACCCGAATAGACTTCGGCGCCGAACTCGTCGTCGGCGCACAGCATGTAGAGCGCGATGCCCGAAGCGATCGCCGATTTGCCGTTCTTGCGCGGCACGACGAGCATCCACCGCCGGAAGCGGCGGGTGCCCTGCTGCGTCCCTGCCTTGTGCAGCCATCCGAAGACGACGCAGATGTTCCAGATTTGCCAGGGCTGGAGGACGAGCTTCTTCTTCTGGCGTGCCCATGGCCCCTTGGTGTGCGGCAGCAGTTCGATGAACCGGCAGGGCCTGCTCGCCCGCGCCTCGTCGAAACGGTACGGAAACTCGTCGCCGGCCGCCGTCACCAGCTCGGCGAGGAAGCGCTTGCACTGCAGCCGGATCTGCTTGCCGGCGAGGATCTTCCCGCTGACGACGTCGGCGGCGTACTGGCGCGCGATCGCGGGATAGTCCCGCGCCGGCAAGCCGGGAAGGGTCGACACGGCTAGAAGTCGCCGAACTCGTTCACCGGCTCCTTCTTGCCGCTCGCGAGCTTCAGCGCGGCCGACGGCGACAGCATCAAGTCGCCCAGCAGCGACTGTGCGTGGCGCATCGCCTCCGACAGCATCGCGACCTCGGGCCGCGCCCGGATCATCTCGGTCACCACCTTCTCACCGTCGACGCGCTTCACCGTCGTGCTGGTGCAGGTGTCGCCGGTGATTTCCAGGACCGCCTGCCAGCGCTGGATCTGCTCGAAGCGCTGCGCCAGCAGCGCCGTGATCTGGGTGAACGCCGGATCGGCCCGCCCCTGCGCCGCCAGCAGATCGGCGATCTCGCGAAACATCAGCTGCGCGTAATCGGACAGGTGGATCGGCGCGACCATCATCGCGCTCGGATGCCCGGCGACCGCGATCTCCTTGCGCGCCGCAGCCGTCAGCCCCAGCGCCGGATCCCGCCTCTTGGGCCCCGCGCCTGGCCGGGCTCCACCGCTCGCCATGGCCATGTCTCCCGGGCGCACATTTTAGGTTTGAATAAGCCCGCACGAAAATTTGGTTCAGCAGCGGTGTCCGGGGGTCGGCCGCGCCAGGGATGGACCCTCCCCCTCCCCGCCGGCCCCGATCGGCGCCGATCAGGCCGCGTCGGGCTTGCCACCGCGCCGGCGCTCGGCATCCTCGCGTCGCGTCTTCGCTCGGTGGCAGGGGCCGCACAGGCCCTGCTTGTTCGATCGGGTGTCGCTGCCGCCCTCGGCCAGCGGGACGATGTGGTCGACCTCCTCGGTCGAGGTCTCGATTCCTCGCGCCAGGCAGGTCCTGCAGAGAGGCTCCTCGGCCACCACCTGGGCTCGCTCGCGCTGCCCGGCCCGGCCGCGCTTGCGGCGGTCGGGCGCACTGATCGCCGGCGCCCACTTCGCACGCGACGGCTTGAGCCCGCCCAGCGCGGGCGGCTGCCAGGCCATCAGCCGGCGATCGTGCCGTCCTGCTTGGCCCGGCCCACGAAGAAGACGTCAGCCCCACTCGCCAGGTCGAAGCCCATCACCCGCAGCCTGTCGCCATGCGTCTTGTGGTCGAGCCCGCCTCGCACCGCCGCCTTGTCGACGGCATAGGTCACCCGGATGTAGGGCTTCGCCCACGCACCAGCCGCCTGCAGCTTGGCCAGCCCATCGTCGGCCACGTCACCAGGCAATGCCAGCCGACGCGCAGCCACCTTGGTCCCGATGTCGCACCCGCCGAGTAGCGCCGACTTGCGCTTGCCCGTCAGCACCTCGCCCTTGTTGCGCGCCCACCAGGGCTCGACCACCGTCACCAGCGCCGCTCGCTCGGCAAGCGGATCCACCAGCAGCGCATCGGCCGTGGCGTTGATCTGCGCGATCGCCTCGGCCCGGTTCTCCTCGATCCGGGCGACGTCGCGATCGAGCACCGCGATCCGCTCCAGGACCGGCACCGCGGCTTCCACCGCGGCGTTGACGCGCAGCTTCATGCCGAGGCCTTTCCGGCAAGGCGAAGCGACGCGATCGTCGCTTCCTGGGCGCGCATCGTGGCGACGATCGCCGCCATCTGGTCGCGCTCGACGACCATCCGGTCGCCGGCCGCCTCGCTGACGGCCGCTTCGAGGTCGTTGAGGTCGATCATTCAGTCACCACGCTGCGCAAAGCCCGTCCGCGCTGATCCAGAGCGGCGGGCGTGAAGGGGGGCGCGACACCCGCCCGCGCACGGCCTGGCGAAGCCTGTCGGCCAGCCGATCAGCCCGTTCGGCGATGTCGCCGTGTTCGCGTTGAGCGCCTCGACCCAGCTCGCCCTCGATGCCCTCGATCTCGTCCGATAAGGCGCGCAGATCAGCGGCGACTGAGGAAGCCTGGGTCATGCGGCTGCTCCGAAAAACACCGAAGCCCGCTCGCCCAGGGGGTGGGGCGGCGGGCTTCAGACGCAGGTGTCGCGGGGTCGATTTGCCGTTTGGCTGACCGTTTTTCGACGTGCCCTTGCGGGAACGTTCCCGCAATTACACGGGTCGCGGCCTCGGCCGGCCACGCAGCAGGATCCACAGCTCGAGCGCATCGACCAGCAGCACTCGCGCCCGCCGATCGCTGACCCGGTGGCTGCGCGCCGCGATCGTCAGCCCGACGTCGGCGACGATGATGTCGACCACCAGCGCGAACCGCTCCACCGATCGCCGCCACTCGTCGTAGCGCAGCTCGCGGATCGCGCCTGCGCTGAGCACGTCACCCGCCAGCTCGGGACGAAAGCTGCAGTCGACGCGATCGAACGCGAACGACGACTTGATCCCCACGTGGTTGCAGATCGCCTCATAGGTCTCGGCGATGTCGAGCGCGGCGATCAGCTGCTCCGACGTGACGGTGCCGCTGGCGTGGAGCCGGGCGAGCGAGCCCGCGCGCTTGCGGGCGCGATCGGCGTGGTACACGGTCTGCGCCGTCCCGCGCCCGCCGCCCCATTCCTCGCGCAGCTGCACCTGCTCCTCGATGCCGGGCAGCAGCCGCGTCGAGGCGAGCTGCAGCTCGTGCCGGCGCGCCTTCCATTCGCTCTTCGAGATGCCCCTGGGCCGGGTGCACGCCGAGGGCTTCGGCCGAGGCTGCTCGAGCACCAGGTGGTGGAAGCGTTGCCGCTCGCGTTCGACGCTATCGATCTTGTCCATGGTCCCCCGGCTCGTTGGCCGAGGGCAAATACTTGAGCGCGCGAAGCCGCGGCAGGTGTTCATCCGGGAACGGCTCGGGCGCGTGCGGCGGCGCCCCGTTCACGCCCCAGCCGAGGTGGTCGAGGATCTCGCCGAGCAGCTCACGGCTGCGCGTCACGTCACGGACGACAATCCCGCGCTGCACCCCGCGCCGCCGCTCGATGATCCCGGCCTTCTCGAGCTGGGCGAGCAGCACCTTTACCCGGGTGACACTAACCTTCAGCTCGCACGAGATCTCGAGCAGGCTGGGACTGCGCCGATCGCGCACCAGCCTCTCCATGATGAACGCCAGCGCCTGATCCCTGCGCCGCGGCGCAGGGACGACGACCCGATGCTCCACGCTGCCATATTCCCCCCGGAAGAGCGAACATAGGGTGAATGGGGAGCTAGAGCTAGCGTCGCTACGCAGGTATCATTCGGGCATCCAGGGGAGCTCCCGATGGAATTCAGTCAGCACCTGAAACGGAACCGGGGTGGCCGATTGCCCTCTGAATGCCGCGCCAACCATCGATGTGACAAAGCTCGTCACCGCACCGGCTACGATCTGATGTTTTTCGGAGCCTGTTGCCCAGCCGCTGACAGCCTGCTCGCCCGCCGACTGCAGAGCAGACGAGATGTTCGCTCGCAGCGAGGTAAGCACCGCCTTGAACCCCCGCTCACCCAACACCCTTTTATAGGCCTCAACCTTCGATAGAAAGTCCTGCATTTCTGCGGCTTTGAGGAAATCTGATCCCTCGGTAATGCGGTCGTAGAGGCGGATCAGGTTTATCCGCAGCTCACGCAATTCGTCGCGCCTGTCCTCCCGGAATCGAAGTATGTCATCCAGCGGAACAGTGCCTTCTGGCATGGGCAGAATTTTCGCAAGTTCAATGACGGTCCCATTGCCGTCGATCAGATGGTCGTTGGAAAGGCGCGGTGATTGCAGGCCTGCAGCCAGCGTCCATCTATTTGGCTCACTCCTTTGCAGCGCATCGAACAGGGTCGCGCGAGCAACCGTCAGACGCTCCGTGTCATCCTGATTGTAATAGACCTGATGGAAATGCTCCAATTCCATGATTGGTGAAACCATCATAGACTTGGTAAGTGGCGATTCGAACCGCCGTGCGATCCCCTCTCCGATAAGAAGCTGTATCTCTGGATCGCGCTCGTAGAAGTCGTTAGGCGCCTCAGGTAGATGGATCTTATCCCAAATGAGCAAAGACTGATATAGCTCGAGACGGCTCGGACGAGTCTTCCCGTGTGTCTGAACTGGCTGGACCTGACCCGGGTTGGAGGGATCAGCCCAGGAGATAATTTCACACGGAGATGATAGCACAACGCCCATCTCACCGTCACTCAACGGCTCGCCGACAGATTTAACGTTGCGCTCGACTGGCAGTGAGTATGCACTGCCTCCAGGCAAACCCGGTAACGGCCCTGACGTCATCTTGATTGTCCTAAGTGCGGTTAAATCGCTTAGTAGAGAAGATCTTTCGATACCTCAATTCGCATACGCGCGGCGGGGATTCCCTGTCTTCGGCCTGCAGCGTCCGAATAGGATCAACGCCGACCTCAACGGAAGATTACGCATCCAGTCAGGCCGAAGCCTAGTCGAGCGTCACGTATATTCAACCCGGGCACCTTCCGCCGATCCTTGCAGGGCGGCGGAGGTACCCTCCGCCGCCGCATCACCAAACGCGTGAATTGCCTCAGGCTTTTCGCGCCGTCGAGACGACCATACCCGCCGCCTACCCGCAGCCATCATGGGGGATTGTCCGAGCTTTGCCGCGACATACCCAAGGGCGTTTGCTGTCGGCCAGCCAACAGCTTCTGCTCCCGCTGCAGAAACACCCTGCTGTGTCGCAGCTCGATGATACGAGTCACCGGCTTCGGTAGGTCGACGTCGATCGGCGGCACGTGCTCTCGATTGTCGAACCTCAGCCAGACCTCGTCGGCGCGCTCGATGGTCCGCGCGATCTGCGTTCCGCGATTGTATGCAAGGTATCCCATCGTCGCCGCGATCACGGCGGCCATGGCGGCCGCGCCGTCGTTTTTCGTAGCCACCGCGACCATAAGACCACCGAGCGCGGTACACATGATCGACAACGCGTAAAGGATGATCGCTCGCTGATCCCGCGCTCGCGCATCTAGCAAGCTGTAGATCGCGGTGTCCGTCATCGACTTGTCGCTCATCGCCTACAAACCTCTAGGCCGTGATAGGATCGCCACCGCAGCGCCACGCCGGCGCGCAGCTGGGCGCAAGAAAGGTCACCGGTCGGCGCCTGGCACCAAGCGACGACCCGTCGATAGCTCATCGGCCCCGCCGGCCGACACCGCAGCCGCGGCCCGGCCACCAGGACGTGACCGTCGGCCGTTCGCCCCCTGCCCCCGCCCAGCATCGCTACCAGCCGATCGCGCGCCTCGATGCCGCTCGCCTTGGGGCAAGGCTGCCGTCGCCGGCAGCGGCCGTCGATCTCGCGCGCCGCGATCCCCGCCAGCCGGATGCGAGGCCCTTCCGCGCACCAGATCGGCCCGTCCCCGTCCCACACCCGCGTCGGCGTGCAGGTGATCGCCGTCGCGGAAAGCAACGCCACGCCGATCATCTGTTCACTCGGCAACGTCCTTCTCTATGTCCTTCCGGGCCTTCTTCAGGCCGCCTTTGTCGATGTCGACCGACACGCCATCCGTGCCGATCTTCACCGCAGCCGCACGGCCGAGCAGATGCCCGAGCGTTGATCCGATCTGATCGTCGCTGCCTCCGTCGTCCTGATGGCTGGACGAGAACAGCCCTCTTGAGAACCGCTCGACCATGAGTTCGGGAAGCCCGAACTCGCCGTTCTTCCGACCCTCCAATTCACCCTCGACTAAGAAGCCGGCGCGTTCTGTATCCAGACGGAAGCGGTGTAGCTCGTTCTCCCAGCGACTGATCTGCTGGTAACGCGAGGTCGCGACACGGAGGATGTACCAAACCAGCGCGCCAGCGCCGAGCGTTTGCACTGCGATGCGCAGCTGTGTGAACAGAAGGTCACGCGTGAGATTGTTGACCTGAATGCTCTTCACCGCCGGCGCCCCTTCGCCGCTGGCGATTGCAGCGATCGTCGCATTGGTCGACGCGAGGAACCGCTGCTCGAACCAAATCAAAGCGACGACTACTACTATCGCTACCGCAGCGATCGCGATCGGCAGAAAGAATGGTTTAGCCGATCGGGCCAGGAGGTTGCCGTCTAATCCAGTGTCCGAAAGGTTAGCCATCTGCGATTGAAGCGCGCGACGAACGTGGGTGTTCGAACGATCGTCGACCCCTTGCAACCGCACATTCAATTGGCTCTCTCGCTCAGCCAGCGCTTTCATCGCATTTTCGTGCTCTCTGACAAGCTCAGCGGTTTTGCGCTCCAGCGCTGCTGACGCTTGATCTTCGAGTTGGCCGCGGTAGCCATCGAGATCGCGCTGTCGTTCCGCGGTATGCTCTACGACCCTGCCGGCAGCCGCCGCGACCTGCGCCAGCAACTTCTGAGTGACGTCCACGGGTGGCCTTGGATCGGAATTGAGCTCAGGCGGCCCCAGTTCCAACTCAGCTGCGATCGCCGCGAGGATTGCCTCACGATGATATCTCGGCCCCTCGATCTTGAGACCATCAACGAAGGGTGCTGGCGCACGATGCCATCGTGTACCGATATTCGGCATAGCAAACCACGTCTCGGCGCGGTGAAACTCGAAAACAAAAGAATTGGACTGATCTTTGATAGACAGGTTTTCGATGTAGTAAGTTGCCTCCGTGTAGGTTGACCTTCCTTCCCAGTTGGCCCCATCGTTCGGTCCGATCGAAATGTTTTCATCTTGCGCCGTAAAGGTGACAAGCGTCGCCGGATCGATCTCCCTGATGGCATCGACCAGCTGCAATAGCGCGCCATCGCTGGCGCGCTGAATCTCGTAAGCGACGCTCATGACCCGGACTTCGCCACTGCGCCGGCGATCGCGGCGAAGATCAGCACGATGAACAGCACGATGTAGCCCACCTGATCGGACTCAGCCTTGGCCTGCTCCTTGTCGGCCTCCGTCCGCAATGCGAGCGCCGGCCTCTGGTAGGAAGGATCCATCGTCTGGATCTCGGCCACCGCCTCGTCCAATCGCTCCCGCAGGATCGGCGCCAGCTCGCCGATGCCGCCAAGGTCGAGCAGTTGCCGGCAAATCAGCACCGTCACGTCGAGCACGTGGCGATTGAGCGGATCCCACGCATGAGCTTGCTGAAGCGCGTCGCTCAGCACCGCCGACGTGCGGACATAGGTTTCGCGCACCCCCGCGACCGCGGCATGGTCGACGTAGTGTTGCCGCGCCATTCCATAGATCGCGTCGCAAATCTTGCCCAGCTCGTTGGCAGCAGCAGCCGCCGCCGTCGACTTGTCGTCGTCGGACGCGCTACCGATAGCGTTGCCGTACGCGACCAGCGATTCGTTGACCCGCAGCTGCGCGATTGATGAGAGCCACCCCGCGGCAGTCCCCTTCCCCAACCACGCCTCGCTACAGCCAGGATCAACCTCTAGCACCCTGTTGTAGTAGGCAATCGCCTCTTCATTGTTGCCCGCCAGAACTGCCGTCCTCGCCATTCCTAGCAAGTTCTGGATGTTACCCCCACGATCATCACTCATTAAGACCCCCCGTCAATTAAGGGTCACCCTAAAGACGAGTCGCTCGGGAGGCTACCCGATTCATGAACACCAGGGTTTTGATGGATAGCCCTGCGTGCCATCTGGCTTGCAGGGTCTGCGAAGTCAGTTGCGCTGTGCTTGTGGGCGCTGTTCACCGTCGGTGGAGCGATCTTCGCCAGGCGAGGATTGCCCATCGGCGTCATCATTCTCAACGTAGCGAAGCCGACCTTTTATCTGCCCAAGCCCGGTGGGCAGCAGCGTGGCAAGCTCATCAGCTAGCTCGTCCGTCGTCAGCTTCAGCCCCTCGACCGACAGCAGAAGACCCCGGAACATCGCCGCCAGCGCCGGCTGGCTGGGCAGCACGACGGGCAGGCTGACGATCTGCGTCGTCGGCGCCGGCGGCGGCGGCGGCGCGTTGGCGTCTGGATCGTCGGTCAGACCTTCAAGGTAATCGGGCGTCGTATGCAAAATGCGCGCGATCTTATGCAGATGCGTCGATGAGCGAGAACGTCCGGTGATCAATCCGGCGATGGCCCCCTGCGTCATCGGCACCCGGCGTGCCAGTTCCGACTGGCTCATGCCGAGCGCATCTAGCCGTTCCCTGATCCGCTGACCGATGATCATCGGCGAAGGTCTATCGGATTACCAATAGCGGCATACCGCAATCTGCCGCTTGACCGATCTATTGGAATTCCTTTAGCTCGTATCATGGGCATTGAGACACAGCTTGATTCTCCGCTCGCGAGAGCGGTCCGGCTTGCCGGATCGCAATCGGCGTTCGCCAGGCTGGTCGGGCGCAGCCAAGCAACTGTCTACACTTGGCTTTCCCAGGGTAAGCTGCTGCCGGCCGAGCTGGTGCTCGCGGTGGAAGCCGCCACCGGCGTCTCCCGCAACGACCTTCGCCCCGACCTCTACCCCCGCGAATCGGCGGCCTCGACCGCCGGCCTCGAGGTCGCGCGATGACCCTTCACCCGAATCGCAGCCGCACGGGCGGCGATCGCCGGCGGCATCTCGTTGTGATGGCGTTGTCGCCGGCGCCAACCTTCCCCCCTCCCTGCCGCTCGCAGACCGGCCGGGCTCCGCACCTGTGCACCGGACGGAGGACCAGTCTGCGGTGCGACGTGCCACGAGTCGGTGTCGGCGGTCAGCGACCGTCGGCACCGGCTTTTCGTGCAGGTGCCGCATGACGCTCGAACGCGACCCGCTGACGATGGAGAACGAGCTCAACCTCGTCCTGGGCGAGATCGGGATGGAGCGTGCCGCCGCGATCACCGGCCGCGCCCCCGGTTACTTGCGCAACCTCTCGCACCCCGATCGCCGCGAGCAGCTGACCGCGCGCGACATGTTCCTGCTCGACATCGAGCACGATGCGCGCTTCGGCCGCGGCTATCCCTTGTTCGAGGCGCTCGGCCGCCAGCTGCAGACCGCCCGCGCCGCACGCTTCGCCGATTCGGCGGCGATCGCCCACCATTCGGCTGACCTGGCGCGCGAGAATGGCGAGGCGATCGGCGCGCTGATCGCCGCCGGCTTCGCACCCGGCGACGACAAGGCACTGGCCGAGGCGCTGCGCCAGGTCGAGGACGTCCACCGCGTCGCCTCGGCGGCGATGGCGACGATCCACGCCGCGCTCGGCCGCACCGCCGATCCGCCACCGGTCCCGCCCTGACGCTCAACCTTTCCCGCTGACCACCACCGATCACCCGCACCGGCTTGCCGATCCCCATCGGCGAGGCGGTGTCCTGCTGCCCGAGAACGCCCGCGTGTCCAACCGATCCGACCTCAACGCCTACCGCGACCAATTCGCGACGCTCGACGCGGCCGTCGAGCGGATCGCCGGCACCGTCCCGTCGCCGACGGCGAGGCACCAGCTGAACAAGGCGGTCGCGATGATCCGCGCCGCCGACCATTTCGTGAAAGGCGCCCTGCACGCCACCGGCCGGGCCGACGTCGATCCGCTCGAGCCGCTGGCTGTGGAGCGCGCGTCGTGACGCCGGGCACCTACCTGCGCCAGTCGCGCGAGGAAGCCGCGATGACCCTGCGCGACCTGGCGTTGTGCCTCGACAGCGAGCCCGCGATCAGCTGCCAGTCGCGCGAGCAATGGCTGCGCCGGATTGAGGAGGGCATCGACCCGCTCGGCTGCACAACGGCCAATGCGCTACTCAGCGTGCGCGCGCTTCGCCTCGATCCCGAGCTGCTGGCGCTGCTGATGGATCGCGCCGCCGGCGTCGACCTCGCCGTCCGCCTCGTGCCGTCATTCCAACCCGCGGGATCCGCGTCGTGAACGCCCCGCCGCTCCCCGTGCCGACGCAGCTGCGCCGGATGAGCCGGTTCCTCGTCGTCCTCGGCCTGGTCAACGGCTTCGCCCTCGCCTTCGCGCTCGGCGGCAACCTGCGCGTCGCGGTCGCGGCGCTGGCGATCAACAATTTCGGCCTGGTCATCGTCGTGACGATGATCCGCGGGCTCCTCAATCGGAGGACCTTCCTGTGAAGCACCACGACTTCCCGCCGCGCGCCGAGTGGCACGCGCTCGACTGCCGCTGCCGCGCCTGCGTCCCCGATCCGATCGACGACGCCGACTGGCAAGTCGTCGGCGCCGCCGCGATCCTCGCGACGATCGTCGTCAGCCTGGCGATGCTCGCGATCGATCCCGCGGGCACGATCGCGACCTGGACGTCGACCTTCCGGTGATCGCCAACCCGCGCCAGATCGACCTCGAGGACTGCATCGCCGCTGCCAAGTCGGGGGACCGGCCGGAAGCGGTCCCCCTCCCCGTTCCCGACGCACCCGCTGGTGACACAGCGGGTGTGAGCGCACCCGAAAGCCGCTCGTCGAGATCTGCGCTCGCGGCATTTCAGCCGGAGCATGTCGTCCCATGACACCCACCCCCGCCGTTGAGAAGGGCCTGACCCGCCGTATCCTGACCCTCGCCGCCGGTCGCGCCACCAAGGCCGACTTCGAGGCGCAGCGCGCCCCCGCCTATCCGCCCGCCCGCACCTCGCTGGCGGCGACGGCGGTGCGGATCGTGCCGTCCGCGCCGCTGCTCTTCCCGCTCGCCACGCTGCTCCGCGCGCCGGAGAACGTCCGCCATGTCCGCAGCGACGAGGACGTCAGCCCGCTCGCCGAGGACATCGCCGCGCACGGCCTGCTCCAGTCGCTGATCGGCTACCAGCGCTTCATCGACGATGTCGCCGACAAGGTGATGATCGTCGGCGGCGGGCGGCGGCTTCAGGCGCTGCAGCGGCTGTGGGACGAAGGACTGCTCGACGGCGCCTGGAAGGTCCCCGTCCTGATCCGCGACGTCGACGAGGCGGTCGAGCTGAGCCTGGCGGAGAACCTGCAGCAGCGGACGATGTCCCCCGTCGACGAGTTCTTCGCCTTCAAGAAGCTGATGGATCGCGGCGACACCTCGCCGGCCGAGCTGGCGAAGCGCTTCGGCTTCAGCGAGCGCGTGGTGAAGCAGCGGCTTCGCCTGGCGCAGCTCGCCACGCCGGTCCTCGATGCGCTGGCGGACGGCCGAATCACGCTCGACGCCGCGATGGCCTACGCCAGCTCGCAGGACCAGGTCCTGCAGCAGGAGGTGTTCGAGGACGAGGATCGCCGCGGCAGCACGGCGCACGCCACCGATCGCATCCGCTTCTCGCTGGCGATGAAGACCTACAAGACCGACGACCCGCTGTTCCAGTTCGTCGGCGCGGAGGCGTACGAACGTCGCGGCGGCGGCTATGAAGACGATCTCTTCGCCGAAAAGACCGGCGCCCAGCAGCTCGCCACGCCCTTCGCGCTCGAGACGGCCGCGCGCGAGATGATCGAGTTCCAGATGCTCCGTCGCCTGCCCGAGTTCCAGCGCAGCGAGGATCTGTCGCCGTCGATCAGCGGCTTCGTCGTCGCCGCCAGCCTGCGGGTCCACGACACCGTCGGCAACGCGATCGGCGTCACGACGCCGCCCGGTTATGTGAAGGTCGAGAGCGTCGAGTGGCGCAAGCCCTGGGCGGAGATCCGCCGCAGCCGCACCGACGTGAAGATCCTGGTCGGCATCGATGACAGCGGCCAGCTGTCGCTCGATCCCCGCGTCATGTTCGTCGAGAAGCGCCAGCGCCGCGCCGTCGAGCAGCAGCGCCCCGCCTCCCCCGGCTCGGCCGAGACCGAGCAGCAGCGCCAGCTGCGGATCCGCCGCCAGGTCGTCGAGCGCAACGCCCGACACGCCGCCGCCGGGCCGTTCACCGGCACGTTCCTCGAGAACCGCGTCTTCTGGCCCGAGCCGCACAACGACCGCAGCCGCGCCTTCGTCCATGAGGACGGCAACGGCTGGCTGGTGTCGGCCGAGATCTTCGTCACCGACGATGCAATCGCCGCCCACCGGGCCCAGGCCGAGGCGGAATACGACGCAGCGCTTGCGACGACGCCCGCATGAGTGCCACCCTTCACGAGACAGCGCCGGCCGGAGGATTGGATCGGACGGTTGCTGAGGATGCGTCGCCGCCGACGGCGTGGAGCCCGCCGCTCGCCGGCGACGCATCCGATCCTGCCAAGCCGCCCGCCGAGCGGACCGAACAGCTGCTGGCGATCGTCGTCCGCGGCTTCCCCAACGGCGGCACCTGCCTCGAGGCGGCGGTGCGCGCGGGCATTGAGCTGGGCTGGGCGGCACGGCACCGGCTGGGCGCGAACGCGACATGATCGCCGGCCAGCCATTGCCCGCGGCGATCGCCGCCCTCGTCGACGCGATTGCCCGCGACATGGCGGCGGAGGATGTTCGGCGCGCCTTAGACCACCGGAGTCGCCAATGCCCCGTGCCGCCATCTACGCCCGCTTCTCGACCGACAAGCAAAGCGCCACCTCGGCCGAGGACCAGATCCGCGACTGCCGCCAGCGCGCCGATCGCGAGGGCTGGGACGTCGTCGAGGTCTACACCGATCTCGCCATCTCGGGCGCCAACAACCGTCGGCCCGGGATGACGCAGATGCTTGCCGACGCCGCGGTCGGCTCGTTCGACATCGTGATGGTCGAGGACCTCGATCGCGCCGCGCGCGATCTCGAGGACATCGCCGGCATCTACAAGCGGCTGAGCTTCGCCAACGTCCGCCTGTATGCGCTCAGCGTCGGCGACGTCACCGAGCTGCACATCGGCCTGAAGGGCACGATGGACAGCCTCGAGCTGAAGAAGCTGGCGGAAAAGATCCGCCGCGGCCAGCGCGGCGCGGTGTCGCGCGGGCGCGTGCCCGGCGGGCTCGCCTACGGCTACGAGGTGGTGCCGACGATCGCCAGCGACGGCACGCTTGATCGCGGCCATCGCCGGGTGAACGAGGAACAGGCCGCGGTCATCCGCCGGATCTACGACGAGTATCTCGCCGGCCGCAGCCCCAAGGCGATCGCCCACGGCCTCAACGCCGATCGCATTCAGTCGCCGCGCGGCGGCGAATGGCGCGCCTCGTCGATCGCGGGCTCGAAGGCGCGGGGCATCGGCCTGCTCCACAACCCGATCTACGCGGGTCGCCTCGTCTACAATCGCGTGCGGATGGTCCGCGATCCCGAGACGCGGCGCCGGCTCTCGCGCACCAACGCCGGGACCGAGCGCGTGCTAACCGAAATGCCGCACCTACGGATCGTGTCCGAGGAGCAGTGGCAGCGCGTCCAGGACGAACGCGACCTGCGCTCGATCGGCCCGAGCGGCCAGCAGCGCCGGCCGCGCTACCTGCTGTCGGGCCTCATCCGCTGCGGCGGCTGTGGCGGCGCGATGATCCTGGTCGCGTCCCATCGCTACGGCTGCGCACGCCACCGCGAGGCCGGGACCTGCGACGTCGCGCAGCGGATCGCGCGCGAAGAACTGGAAGAGCGCGTCCTCGCCGGCATCACAGAGCAGCTGCTGAAGCCGGAGGCCGTCAGCCACCTGGTCAACCGCTACCACAAGGCCAGCGAGGCGCAGATGAAGGAAGAGCGCAAGCGCAGCGAAGCGCTAGACCGGCGCATCGCCATGCTCGACAAGGCAATCGAGCGCCTGGTCACCGCGATTGCCGAGGGCGGCATCGACTTCGCCGAGATCCGCGAGGCGATGGCCGCTCGCAAGGCCGAGCGCGAGGATCTCCGCCGGCAGCGTGACGAGCTGGCGGCAACACCGGTGATCGCGATGAACCCGCACCTGGTCGCGGAGTATCGCCAGCGGGTGCGGCGGCTGGCGCTGATGCTGGGGTCCAACACCCCGAACGCCCACGAAGTCTTCGCGCGGCTGCGGGATCTGATCGGCTCGGTACACCTCACCCCCGCCAACGACGGCGCTTGGTCGATCGAGCTTCACACGTCGCTGAGTGGGGTCATCGCGATGACGACACATGATCCAGGCCGCCAGAGGCGTCTTGGCCGGATGATACCGGTGGTAGCGGAGGAGGGACTTGAACCCCCGACACGCGGATTATGA